CATATTACATCAAGCTGATTTAATGGCTTCGAGAGTAGAAACACAAATTTAAAATGACTGGAATAATCGCAATCATATTATGGTTCGCCACAATTTTTGGCGCTATGGTATACAATCTTTACAGAAAAAATAAACGTTTAGAAGAGATAGTACTTAACCAAAGTAGCTTCGTTAACGATACGTTGTCTATAATGGACGACTTCAATGCTCTAGTAAATAAAATAGACATGACAATGTGGGTTCAATCTGACCCAGAATTATTACAATTATTTGAAACTATAAAAGCAGTCCAAGCTAGAGTTCAACAATTTACAGGAAGAAAATAATATGGCAGAAGATATACTTGTGGAACAGGAACCGGATATGGGTCTTACCATAAAAGGTACACCCAGAATTAGAAAGCCAAAAACAAAAAATGTTTACTTCACTTCGGAAACTGAGGAAGCTATTTTAAGATATCGTGCTGCGCCTAATCAAGCTTTAGCAAATCAAATATATAATAAAGAGATTCACTACGCTTTTTATAAATTAGCCGAGAATATTATCCATACTTTTAAATTCTATTACACAGAAGTAGATAATATAGAAGATCTTAAGTTTGAAGTCATATCTTTCCTTTTACAAAAATTGCACCTTTACGATCAATCAAAAGGCAAGGCATACTCTTATTTTGGTACTATTGCAAAGAGATACCTAATCATTTATAATCAAAAAAATTATAAGAAAATGATCTCTAAAGTGCAAGTAGAAGAGATAGACAACGCAGAAAAAACTCATGAGACTTTAGTTCTTGAGGCCGAATCCTCTGATATTAATAGGGTCTCGGTAATCGATCAATTCATAAAGCACGTCGACGATAACCTAGCCACATTATTTGACAAAGAAGGCGAGATTAGGGTTGCAGATGCCATCTTAGAGGTGTTCAAAAAGAGAGAAAACATAGACATTTTCAATAAGAAAGCTCTATTCATATACATAAAAGAGATCACGGACTGTCAGTCAAATACCATTACAAAGGTGATCAAAAAGCTAAAAGTAGTATACAAGGAAGTGTTGGATCATCACATTGAAAACGTTGACCAGTAATATTTATTTAAAAATTAGTATGGAACTTGAAAAAGAAATCTTCCCTGGCAAGACTTTGGCGCATTTGGTGGAAGAGGTATACAACAAGCACAAGTCTCAGGACTCAACAATAAAATCAGAGATATTACGTTTGGCAGATATGATTGAAGGACCTGGCGATGCTATCGTTTTGGTACCCATGATTAAGGGCTTATTGGATTCTAGCCTTAAGAACGACGAAGTTTTAATGAAAATACTTAGTGCTTTTCAAAAGTCTGCAGAGGCCAAAGACAAATCGGTTGAAGATGGAGGTCTTTTATCTGAGAAGGATATTGAACAATTAATGAGTGAGGTTACATCAATAGGAAACGGAGCTAAACAATTACCAAAAGCATAATGGCAGAAAATTACAAAACTGGAAGATCGCAAGGATCAAATGCTGCGTCATCTGGCTTTTTCTATGTTATAGGAAGAGTTAAAGCTATTGTATTGTCTGACATAATAGAAGGCACTAAAAATCCAAATCCAGACTTTAAAAGTTTTGGAGATATTGGCAAAATAAGTTACGAAGTTTTATACTCTAGTTTGACTACAAGCAAGAATAAAAATATTAGTGACTATGCGTATCCTTTCTTTAGTTTTATTAATCAGTATCCACTGGTAAACGAAATAGTAATAATATTTCCAGGGCCTAGCGAAAGTTTAAACGACGATTTCCAATCTAAACAACTCTTCTATTTACCTCCCTATAACCTTTGGAAATTTAATCCCAATCACAGTGCTTTTCCTAATATGTTAGAGTACCAACAGTTTCTTTTGGATTACTATGCTTCTCATCCTGATATATCTGGACAAGGGGATACTAATCTAGAATTATTTTTGGGAGAATATTTTAAAGAATCAAATAAGGTTAGAAAATTAAAACCTTTTGAAGGAGATATCATATTAGAATCAAGGTTTGGTCAGTCTGTAAGATTTGGAAGTACGAGTCCAAAAATAAAAACATCTAACTATTGGTCTGGTAAAGGCGCTCAAGGAAGTCCAATAACCATGATAATAAATGGTCAAGGCACTCCTGAAAATACAAAAGACGCATTTGCTCCTACATTGGAAAATATAAATAAGGACATGTCTTCTATATATTTGACAAAAGATCAACAAGTAGTAATAGAAGATTTGAATAATTTTGACTTTAGATCTTTCCGTGGAATTAATACTCAAGCTCAAGAGAGAACAGATAATGTTAGAATGTCTAATCCGCCAATAATATCTAATGAAGAGATAGACGCAAATACTCAAGACAAAAATTCAATAGGCTAACATGATAGATAAATTAGAATTTCCATTTACTGGTCCACAGGTAATTTTATCTTCAGATAGAATCTTATTACACTCTAAAAAAGATGCAATAATTCTTGCTGGAAAAAGAGCAGTGTCTTTATGCTCTACTGAAACTATTAACTTAGACGCAAAAGAGAAAATTATATTAGATTCTGACATAGTTGAATTAGGCCATGAAGCTAGAGCATTGGGTGAAAGTTTAGTTTTGGGAAATAGTTTAGTTCTTCAGTTAACTTTATTTTCGGCGGCATTACAAGAAATAGGAAGAAACTTGGGAAGAGTAGGAGAGAACAAAGAAAATATAGCAAGATCTATAACGGTAATAAAAAATCAAGGTCTAGAACTTGAAGCTGCTGCTACTCAATTGGAAAATTCTTTGCAAACTGTACTTTCTCAAAATACATTTACACGATAGATGGCTAATACTCCAAATTTAGATGCCAGATTAAAAAGGCAAGAAGCAAGACAGCAAGAAAGAGTTGATTTTAGACAACAGACTAGGGCTAATCGAGATAATGTAAAAAGAGAGGCGGGCGAAAGAGGAGCTGACTATATAGAATCTGCGGCATCTGGTAATCAAGCGGATCAGTTAGCCGCTACATTTAATTTACAACAATTAATACCAGATGAAGATCTTTCTACTGGTTTAGAAAGAATAATTGGTATAGTTTCAAAGGCAATTATTAAAGTAAAAAAAGGAATTTCTAAAGTATTTTACGGAAAACCATCAAAGCCTAACGCAATATTTGCAAATCCATTGGACATGGGATTGGTTAAGATTTTAAACTTAATAGCCAGCATAGATTTCTGTGCTATATTTAGTTTTGCAGCAAATCAAATACCTGATAACTTACAAAAATTTGATCCTAAGAAAGCTCCACCACCAACGGCTGGGTCTTTAGAAAAGAAAAAATTCCAAATACAAAAGTTAGCCTACGAAATACAAACATACGTAGATAAATTTATGGCTCTTTATGCTGGATCCACGACGGTATCTAGTTTTATATCGAATAATCCTCAAACGCAAAGGGAACTAAAAAATCTTATAGCTCAAGTTACTTCAATCTTAGAGGATCTAAACGACGTAAACTCTTCAGCTTCACTAGTAGATCCTGAATTTTCTGAAGCTTTTCCTCAAGCTATTATAACTAGCAATTTTATAAGCAACGCAATAGCTTCTTTAAATAAAAAAATAGATTTAAGAACTTTTACAGATGTAGATTTCACAGCTACTATAGACACCATTAATAAAATTAGATCTGTGTGTATAGTTATTCAAGCTTACAACGATCCTAAATCAGTTTTACAACAAATAGATACGCTAACAAAAGGAAAGATTAGCTCTGCTTTAAGAGATTTCGATAAAATATTAGACCCTAAAAAAGCTGTTCCTTTTGTAAATTCTATAATAAAAACTGTAAAATCGATAGTTAAGATTATAGCAACTATAATCAAATACATTTCTTTGTTACAGTTGGTAATTAAAGTAGCATTGTTATTAATAAAGATATTCTACAAATTAAGAGCCTTCTTCTTTGGTATTCCAGTACCGCAAGTATTCAATACAGTCGGAGTACAAACAGCAATATCAGCCACCTACGAAGACATTATACTTAATAATGGTCTAGTATATTTCTTAAAAAGAGTAGCTCAGATAAACGAAATACTTACTTTAATTAGAAGCCTTTGTGCTTATATACTAAATAACGTAGTTATAATAATTCCTAAATTAGAATTAATAGCAAGAAATCTAAATAGCTGCGACAGTTGCGATGAGGATTTAAAGGCGGATTTGAATCAAACAATAGAAGAATTGAAAGTAGGGGCCAACGCACTTCAAAAATATATGGACGATTTTTATGGCGCTGAAAATAATAAGAGCAAAACTTACGGAGACTACACTATAGAAATATTAACAGAAGAAACAACAGACGAGGCTTTAACCATAAAAAGAAGATTCGGTATTGCTTTGGATAGAAACAGGACAAAGGTAGTCCAATCAACTCCTACCTATGCTTCCGACGATACCATTATAATAAACGAGGTCAAGTTATTATTGAGCGCTGGAGGTTACACTAACAAGTCGGTTACAGGAATGAATCCTTCAGATATGGTTATCTTAATAGAGGCTACTGCGAATCTAGGAGATCCTGATATAACCATAGACGACCTAGACATTACTTCTATTTTAAATAGCGGATTAGACGATCCTGATAATGAAAACGAAGAGAATGGATTGGGTCTTAATGCCTTTGCAAATAACCTTCCAGGAGGCAAAAAGTTAAGGAAAAGAATGAGAAAGCTAATGGCAGCTTCAATGCAAAATTTACAAACTGATTTAAAGAGCACCGACCCAGGAGGAAAATATAGTTCTGGTATAGTACGTTAATTAAAAAGAAAGTATCATAAACCAATATTTATAAGATATGGAAAAAGTATCGCAAGTAGATTTACTTAGAAAATTGATAAAAGAAGAGGTGGTTAAAGCCATCCGTCAAGAAATGCCCTCCATTATAAAGGAGATCGCATCATCTAACGTAGAAAAGCCAGTTATAAAAGAATCAATAGCGGCCAAAAAAGCTGTCCCATTGACCTTGAATACTCAACCAGTACGTCCCAAGCCCAACTTCGCAGGCAATCCTTTGGCAAATATGTTAAACGAGACTGCTATGGCAATGGGTGATATGGACGATATGTCTTTCAATACTTCAGACATTGGTCCTGATTCAATAGGCATAGATCCAACTAGTTTCTTTCAACCAAAGCAAGTGGCTGTAGGAGACGTAAATGGTATGTTGGCAACAGCAAGACCTAGCTCGGATATAAGCATGGTACAAATAAATGAAGTTCCAGACTTTTCTGATTTAATGAGCAAATTAAAAGCTAAAGGCGCTATCTAATGGCATACAACTTAAGACAAATATCACAAGACGATTTGAGACCATCTCAAGCAATAGGCGTAAAAATTCCATTTTCTGCTCCTATAGCATTTGCTTCTGTGTATAGCACAAAAGAACAGACCAAATATAATTTGATTAACTTCTTATTGACCGATAGAAGGGAGAGACCTTTTAACCCTACCTTTGGAGCGGGTTTGAGATCGAGGTTATTCGAGCAAATAGCTCAATCTTCCTTAGAGGACATAAAACAATCTTTAATATCTCAGATAGAGAACAATTTTCCTAACGTGTCTATATCTGATCTTAATGTTAATGGAGACCCTAATACTAGTTCTATAAGAATAAAATTTAGTTATACATTAAAAAGCTCTAAAGAAACAGACGGTGTAGTACTAGAAATACAAAACGCTTAATTATGCAGAACAACAATATAGATATTAAATACCTTAATAAGAGTTTTAGTTCTTTCAAATCGGACTTGATAGAGTATGCTAAGTCTTACTATCCTACCAACTACAAAGACTTTAATCAAGCCAGTCCCGGTTCCATGTTTATTGAAATGGCTGCATACGTAGGAGATGTTTTATCTTTCTATTTGGACAATCAATTACAAGAGACTTTTTTACAATACGCAAAACAAAAGAATAACTTATACAGTCTTGCTTACATGTTGGGTTATCGTCCAAAAGTAACAAGCGCTTCAATAGTCGACCTTAAAGTTTACCAACAAGTTCCTTCTAAATTAGTTAGTGGTAATTACACGCCTGATTTTTCTTACGCATTTTGTGTAGATCAAGGAATGCAAGTAGCTTCTAATATAAATAGTTCTAACACTTTCTACTGCTCTGATAAAGTAGATTTTAGAACTTCTTCGTCTTTAGACCCAACAGATGTTACAGCATATACATTGGACTCTTCGAATAATCCAACTAGCTTCTTATTAACTAAAAATACTCAAGCAATATCCGGTCAAATTAAGACCCAACAGTTTAGTTTTGGTAGCGCAGAAAGATTTGCTACGATTAATTTACAAGATTCTAATATCATTACTATTTTAAATGCCGTTGATTCTAATGGAAATACTTGGTACGAAGTTCCTTACTTAGCTCAAGATTATATTTTGAACCCAGTAGCAAACACCACAATAAACGATGCGAATCAAGTTCCTTACATGATTCAAAAATTACAAGTTCCAAGAAGATTTACTTCAAGATTTCAAAGTAATGCGATATTACAAATAGAGTTTGGGCCTGGAATTAACTCTGTCGCTGATAGCGCAATACTTCCTAATCCAAATCAAGTAAGTGTTGGTAATACAAATGGAGGATTGAGCTTATTATCTAGCTCCTTCGATCCAACTAACTTTGTTACCACTCAGACTTACGGACTATCTCCAAAAAATACTACGATTACTTTCACGTATTTAGTTGGAGGTGGAGCTAACAGTAACGTTTTACAGGGAGAATTAACCAGACCTGTAGCAAAAACAATTTCAGGAAACACTAGTTTTGCTTATACTCTGGTTACTAATAATGAAAGCCCAGCTTCTGGTGGTGGAGACGGTGATTCTGTTGAAGAATTAAGATTCAATACACAATTACAATTTCCAAGTCAATTGAGAGCGGTAACGCAAGAAGACTATTTAGCAAGGACTTTATGTATGCCAGCACAATTTGGTAAAGTTTCTAAAGCTTATGTAACCAAAGACGATTCTGTTTATAGAGACTATCTAGAAAATAATTCTGGCTTAAGAGATCCTTTAGCTATTAGTTTATATGTATTAAGTTTGGATGCTTCTGGATACTTAAGCGTGCCTACTCCCTCTCTATTAAAAAATATCCAGGGTTATATGTATGAATATAGAATGATGACAGATTCCATAAAATTAAAACCAGCTTTCATTATAAACATAGGTTGTAATTTTGATGTAGTAGCTAGACCTAATTTCAATAGTCAGGATGTAGTAGCTAGATGTTTAATTACTTTACAAGATTATTTTAATATAGAGCGTTGGCAAATAAATCAACCAATTATTTTAACAGAGGTATATGGAGTCTTAGATCAAGTGGAAGGCGTTCAGACTGTTAAAAAAGTGGAAATTGTAAACAAGTACGGAGAAGCAAATGGTTATTCAAAATATTCTTACGATATTCAAGCAGGAACTTTAAACAACGTAATATACCCATCTCTAGACCCATCTATATTTGAATTAAAAGATCCAAAATCAGATATTCAAGGAAGAGTTGTAACATTCTAAACTAAGTAAACAATGGCAGTATTTAAAATATTTCCCACAGCAGACACAACGCTATACTCTAGATTTCCCAATCAAAATACTGGCTTGGACGAGATCTTAGAAGTCTCTGTTAAGAATAATCCGGATTCTATTAGTTACCTAGTTGATCCCGATCCCAATTCTGTTATATTAAACGATGACATTAGAAGATCTTTAGTGCTATTTAGTGACGAAGACATTCATAAAATAGAGCCTTTTGCAACTGCATCAGGTTGGAAAACTAATTTAAGATTGTATTTAGCTAACGCTGAGAATTTAAACACTACGTACAGCTTACACGTATCTCAAGTCTCTTCCTCTTGGACAATGGGCACTGGTAAATTTTCTGATTATCCTGTGACTATTAACGGAGCTTGTTGGTATAATCCAAATCAATACGTTGGAACCACTAATGGATGGATAGAGAATACTAGTTATTTTTTAACTCCTGGTGGAGGAAATACTACTGGTTCTTATACTGTGTCTCAATCTTTTTCTTACAAAGATAACAAAGATCTTAACGTAGATGTATCCAATATCGTAGTTAACTGGTTTAGCGGTCATAGAAATTCTGGATTTCTAGTAAAGCATCCTTCCCAAGTAGAACAATACTCTGGTAGTTTTATGGCATTGAACTTCTTCTCAGTGGATACTCACACTATATATCCTCCTACTTTAGAAGTAAAATGGGACGATAGCTATTATTCTACTGGTAGTTTGATCGTAATAAACAACAATCAATTTGTGGCTTCAATAGATAACAACCTTGGAACTTTTAAATACAACACTCAAAAATACCAATTTAGAGTAAACGCAAGAGACAAGTATCCCGCTAGAGTTTTTACAACCGCTTCTATTTACAACGTCAATAAGGCACTTCCTCAAAGTTCTTATTGGGCTATTCAAGATGTAAAGAGCGAAGATATGGTGGTAGACTTTGATACTACTTTTACAAAAATAAGTTGCGATGGTCAAAGCAGTTATTTTGATGTTCATATGGATGGATTAGAACCAGAGAGATACTATAAACTTTTATTGAGAGCTGTTTTACCAACAAGCGAATCGATAGATATAGACAATAACTATATATTCAAAATAGTTAGATAATGGAAAATGTTCAATTAGTTAAAAAAGTCTATGGAATTAATACCTATTCGAAAGTAATAAACACTTCGTTTAGTGAATTAATAACTGCTCCTCAAGAAGTGAGTGCAAGTACCATGAATGTGGATCAATTTTTTAGAGAGTATGATAGACTATTTTTTGATATTCCAGTAACTGGAGTTAATTCTCATTCTGAATTGGTAGAAAGAAGTCAGCAGTACGTGGGTGGATCGGTAATAGACGCAGAAAAATTAGCATTGATAGAGGAAATTAATTCTCTTCGTCAACAGCTATTAGACATAAATCAATCATTTACATCAATAACTAATCTAGTTTAATGGAATTAGTACAGGTACAAATAAAAGGATCAGACATACCAAGTCAACAATATTCGTCTGTTGATACTTCGTTAATCACCAACAATTACATTAACTCTAATTTTGGTGCCAAGGAAGATTATATAGAATTGTTTATATACGATCAGAACTCAAATATATTATACTCTGATTACGATGGTTTTGATTACTATCCGTATCTTACAACCAATCCTTCTAATAGTTTATACAATACACTTACTTTAGATCCGCAAAAAGACGTTGTTAATAGAGGTTTTAATAGAGGATCTGTAAACATACAATACAACTTTTTAAAGAAGTTATTTAATTCTCAATATGGCAAGACATATTGGATCAAAGAAATTTCTCAATCAAGAACTGAGATAAAATTGGCTTCTCAAGTTATTAGCGATTCTGGAATTTTAGAAGGATTTAACGTTTATCAAAATTACATATCTACTAAGAATTACTACAGCGATTTTTATTTAAACTTTGGTAGTAATAATTTAGCCATCGGTGTTAACGTAGCGTTTAATCAAGACGCTGAAGGCGCTTACTTAATAATTAAGCTTTACGAGCCTTTAGATGCTGATATAGACGTTAAGACTCAATTATGGATAGTCGATAAGGTTTCAGAACCGATAAACTATAACGTTAACATTCAGGTGCCAGCCGAAGATCCTAACGAAAGATTCAAATTAAGAGGACCTAACTATGCTGTAGCTACTAACGTTAAAGTTGGTCAAACAACTCCATATTACTCTTACAATAGTTTATTAACGAGTAATGTAACTTCTTCTTACCAAAAAATGTTGAACTACTACCACGATAAATCGGTAGATATTAACGTTGATTACAGTAATTTTTCTAATTTTATACACTTCTCTAACTCAGTAGAAAGAGTATTAAATTTTAAATACAAGGTTGAATTAATAGAAAGTTACAATCAAGATATAGCAAATGCAAAGAAATACGCAGGAGTTTCTCCAACAGTTGCAGCGTCATCTTCTTTGGAAGCACAGACCTCTATAAATAATATAGTAAGTAAATTAGATTCTTACGAAACTTTTTTATATTTTCAATCCTCCTCTTTTTCTTGGCCTAAATCAAATAATACACAACCTTATTCGTTGTACTCTGTTACGTCTTCTATAGTATCAAATTTCTTAGGAGGAGTAGATACAGTTACAACACCAACCACGGCTTCTTTATTGTACTCTGCTTCTATGTACGACTACTCTAATAAAGACGCATTAAGATATTCAGTACCTCAATACATTACAGACGATTCTAATAACCAACCATATTTGACTTTCTTGGATATGATTGGTCAACACTTTGATAATATCTGGTTGTACTATAAAGATGTTTCTAATAAGTTCGACGCGACCAATAATCCAAATACCGGTATTTCTTTAGACTTAGTTTCTGAAGCCTTAAGAGGTTTAGGAATGCAATTGTATACAAATACTAGCATCTCTGACAACGTTTACTATAGTTTATTTGGTATTAACCAAGACGGTAGTTTGTTGCCTCCTACAGGATCTGAGATGATAAAGAATTATGTAACATCCAGTATAGCTACTTTACCTGGTCAAGAAATACAAGATGAGATATACAAAAGACTTTATCACAATTTACCTTATCTATTAAAAACAAGAGGTACACAAAGAAGTATCAAAGCCTTAATTGCTTGTTATGGTATACCAGACAGTATTTTATCCGTTAAAGAATTTGGAGGAAACGTTAATACTACTTTAGGCGGAGTATACGATTTAGATTCTACTCCTTACAAAATAACAATAGCAACAGGAAGTTCAGCTTCTGTTACTGGTTCAACTACGATATCTTCTTCTTTACTTTCTCCTTTTACTACTCTACAGTACTACGATCCAAATACGAAGCCGAACTCCATAAACATAGAAGTTGGTTTTAGTCCGGCTGATACCATAAACAATTACATATCGGCTTCAGGCGTATTAGTTGGTGGAATAGATCAATACATAGGAAATCCTGGGTACGCAGCGTCCTCTTCTTACGCAGCACTTGATACATTAAAGAATTCTTATTTCCAAAGTTATAACAAGACACACAGCGTTTGGGAGTACATTAGACTCATCAAATTCTACAATAACGGTTTATTTAAGGCCATCAAAGATTTTGTGCCTGCGAGAGCGGATGTGTCGACTGGTATCATTATCAAGTCTCACATGCTTGAAAGAAATAAACAACCAAGATTTGATCCTTCAGCAAGTATATACAATAACTTTACACAATCAATATATCTAGTATCTGTCACAGGATCATCGGCGAACACTATATCAGGATCTACAGCTTGGTCAGGTTACAGAACTGGATCGATTGGGTACATTCCATTCACTAGTTCTCAAGGCATAGAGAAATTCACAGGAGAATTTGGTGGTAGCACAATTACTGCCACTACTTTGAATAACTTTCAAAAGCAGTACGATATCTCAAAGAATATTAAAGTAAGTGCTGGGCCATTCGTTACTCAATCTTTGGGAGCGTTATTTCAAAACGTTAGTGGATCTGTAAAATCAAGAACGTTCTTAGATTTAGACTATAATAGCGATCAATTAAAACCATCAAACTATGGTTTAATTACGCAGTCTCTTGCGAATAGAACTGCTAATAGCTATATAAACTATTTGGATCCGTACAGTCAATTAGCTCAAGTACAAGATTGGAATTATGCCGCTCAAGTTTATACAATTCCTAGATATTATGGGTCAAAAACCATTAGTGCTACTTATAATGATTATACTCAAGGAGATACCTCTTATGGAAAAACCGCGGCTATCGATAAAATTAAATATCAATATGCTTATTTGATAGATATGTACTCATCTTCTTTCCAATTGCCGAATAGAGTAAATGCTCAAATAAAATATATCATTGATAACAATCAAAATGTATTGGACTTAACTAAAGCAAACAAAAATATATTTACTACACAAAACGTTTTCAAATCTGGAGAAAACACTAATATATCTTTGTTTAATTACGATCCAAATAATAATATGGCTCAGTATCTTACGAATAATCAAGAAGTTAATCTTTACGAAGGTGGATTTAGATACAGTCCTGTTTTACATAGCACAGATGGAATTAACAACAATAAAATATATTCTTTAAATACTCCAATAGAAACATTCACCTCAACAAGTACTCCTTCTTACACATATTTGACGCCTTCTGATAATGGATATTGGGGATCTGTAGCCGTTCAAATGAGTACGTCTCCTGGTATATTGTTACTTAATTTTACCGCTAGCGCAAAAGTAACCCCAGACGCTGCTCAAGATACTTATGTGCAAGTGCTTGTAACAAATGTGGCTAGACCGTGGTTGGCGCCTTATGATACATTTACGTATACAAAACAAATTCCTGCTGCTCAATCATCTCCGTACTATTATTCAGTGAATATACCCACTTCTCCTTATAACTGGGTAAATGGCGATACTCTCACCGTATCTATAACTCAAGAATATTTTTACAATTCAAGCGGAGGTACAGTATCTAGTAGTGCCTATCAAACTTCGGTAACTGATTTAGATAGCAGATTGTATGCCGAGGACGCGAGAACAATAAGATTATCCGCCACTCAATCTTTGTACTATAATGCGTTTATAGAATTAAATACCGCTGCAGGATTAGAGACACCAATATCTAATTTTTCTTTACGTCAAATGGATTTAGTAAGATTGTATAATTCAGCTAGTGGCTGGGGAAACTATAACGAATCTGAATATCGTGTAAATAACACATACTCTCAAGTTAGTTCTAGTGTTACTTTTTGGTATTTTACTCTAGATAGGGACCTAAACGCAAAAGACACAGACGCTCCATACGCTATACCTGGATATATTTCTAAGTATATAGCACTAAAAAGATCTCCTGACGAAACTAACCTAATATTAGCATTTTCAGGATCTTCGAATATCACCGACGACGGATTAATATTCCCCAAATATATAGACCCCGTTGTCAGGGAAAATTCTGGTAACGTAGTTAAAGCATTAAAGCAACAAAACCTAATTTAACAATATTTATTTTTAAAGCCAAATTA